CACACGGTCACCTATACGGCGGGGTTCGCGGGAACGACCACGTCGAGTGACGTGGCCACGCTGGATGCGCTGGGCCACACCATGACCATCCTCGCGGTGGATGGAAAGTGGTTCATTCTGGGTCTGTATCTGACCACGGTCGCCTAACTGAGAGGCGGACTCGGCAGGCGGGTCCGCCCTTCTCATAAGGAGAACAGTATGGCTGCATGGTCACCCACCGATGTCGGAGGGCTGTCGAGAAAAGCCACCGACGCCGACCTCAATCTCCTCGAGGGCGCATCCTCGGGCATTGTGACGGGCTATTCCAAGCCCACCGGAGCGATGCGCCTCATTCCCGTCCATGTGGATGGGTTAATCCTCTACGTGCTGGCGGCAGAGTTCTGGACGCCCGTCGCGTCTCAGTCGGTCTCGATGAGTCCCTCGCTGAGCGCGTCCGAGAGCCCGTCAAAGAGCGCCTCGCTCAGTCCGTCCCTTAGTAACTCGCCGAGTGGGTCGGAAAGTCCGTCGCGCAGCGCCTCGCTGAGCCCATCAGAGAGCGCCTCACAGAGCGCATCTGAGAGTCCGTCGCTCAGCCCATCGCAGAGCACGTCGCAGAGTCCGTCGCAGAGCGCGTCAGAAAGTCCGTCGCAGAGCTCGTCGACGAGTGCCAGTGAATAGATGATAGAAGGGTGATCTATGACATACCCCGGCTACGTGTTTGTCCCGTATCCCAAGGCCAAATATCACCCCGATGGCCGGGTCGAAGTCGTCCAGGATCCCCGGGAAGAAGCCACCCTCGGTCCCACATGGGCCGATACGCCCTTCCCGCCGTCTCCGGAGCCGGATGTGGTCGAGACCGTCTCGGCCACGTCCGACCAGCCGATCGAGCCACCTAGGCGACGTGGGAGGCCCAGAAAGGTGCTTCCATGACCGTACGCGAGATGATTCGGGATGCGATGCAGGAAGTCGGGGCCATCGCTGCCGGCGAATCGGTGACCGATGCCGATGCCCAGGTGGCCTTTGTCCGCCTCAACAGCATGTTGGAGCTCTGGCAGACCGAGCGGTTGACCATCTACAACATGGCGCGGTTGACCTTCTCGTTTGTCAGTTCGCAAGCCTCCTATACCGTTGGCGTCACCGCGACCCCGGCCCCAGACTGGGCGACCCCCGTTCGTCCGACCTACCTTGAACGGGTTACCACCCTGCATAACGTCGGTGATGACAACGAGTTCGAGACCGCCGTCCAGATGCTCACGATGGACGAGTGGCAGCGGATTCGGATGAAAACCATCGAATCGACGTATCCGACCCGGTGCTACTACAACCCTGGCTATCCTTTCGGCACGCTCTACTTCTACCCCGTCCCGACCGATACGACGGTTGACGCCGTCCTCTATGTCCCGGTCCCGATGACAACGGTTGCGAATCTCAGTGCCGACCTCGTACTTTCCCCAGGGTACAGCGAGGCCATTCGGTACAATCTGGCGCTCCGGCTCTGCCCCGTGTTCGGACGACCTCCGGACCCCAGCGTGGCGGCATTAGCTGTCGAGACCAAGTCCCAAATCAAGCGAGCAAACCTCTGGATGCCCGAAGTGAGTGTGGACCCCGCCCTGCGTGAAGGATCGGGCGCATTCGACATTTTCACGGGTGGCCTCGTCTAAAGGAGCGTCTCCATGCGCTGGCCGGGGTTCGTTGGGGGGTCATATACGCCTCGGTCGGTGAACGTGGATGCCGAACGCTGCATCAACCTCTATCCAGAGGTGGTCGATGGTGGCACGCCAGCGGTGCGGTCGTGGCTCATCGGCACGCCGGGGATCAAGGGCTTCGTCAACTTCACGCAAGAACTCGGTGGGCCGGTTCGCGCCTTGTTCTCCATGAACAACCGGGCGTTTGCGGTCATTGGCCAGGGCTTCTACGAGTTCTTCAACGATGGGCATGGGAAACGCTGGTGGTCAATGGCCACGGACGGGAGTCCTGCGACCATCTGTAGCAACGGGACCGCCGGCAATCAGATCTTCATTGTGAGTGGCGGGCGCGGGTACATCTTTCATACCGATACCAACTACGCCGAAACCATCACGGATGCGAACTTCCCCTATCCGTGCAGCATGGGCGCCTTCATCGACGGCTATTTCATTGGCCTGTTGGCGCAATCGCGGGAGTTCCGCATTTCGGCGCTGGAAGATGGGATGGTCTGGGAGGGCGTCGATGTGGCCCAGGTCTCGACCGCTGGAGATAATCTTCGGGCGCTTGCCGTCCACCACCGCGAACTCTGGCTCTTCGGCGAACAGAACAGCCACATCTGGTACAACGACGGCACCGATACCTTCCCCTTCCGTCCCCTCCAAGGGACGTCGATTGAGCATGGGATCCTGGCTCCGTATAGCGTGGTGCAGTTGGATAACCGACTGTATTGGCTGGGCGCAGATAAGCTTGGAGTGGGTCAAGTTTGGCGCTCCGATGGCTATACGCCCGTTCGGGTCAGCACCCATGCGGTCGAATACTGGCTATCGAAACGCGGACGGCTCACCAGTGCGATCGCTTATGCCTACCAGGACGAAGGCCATTCCTTCTACGTCCTCTACGTCCCTGACGCCGAAACCACCTTCGTCTACGACGTGGCCACCGGATTCTGGCATGAGCGAGCCTCGTGGAATACCGACAACAGCCAGTGGGAGCCACACATTGGGCGGTGCCACTGCTACGCCTTCGGACGGCACTTCATCGGCGCTCGAGACTCCGGCCAAATCTTCGAGATGAGTCTAGACCTGTATGACGAAGACCTGAATCTGGTAACGAGCAACATTGAGGTCTATTCCGCTAGCCCGAGCGCGAGCGCCTCGCAATCGGCCTCGGCCTCACCGAGTCTGTCAACGTCGACGAGCGCGAGCGTGAGTCCTAGTCGGTCGGCCTCGCAGTCGTCCTCTCAATCGTCGTCCCTCTCGACATCGACGTCGTCGTCGCTCTCTTCGTCGCTCTCGACGTCGGCCTCGTCCTCGCTCTCCGCGTCGGCCTCGGCATCTGAGTCGCCCTCGCAGTCACCATCTCAGTCACCCTCTGAGTCTCCGTCGATGTCGGCATCCATGAGCACGTCGGCCTCGCCATAGCAGGTGCGCGATGCTACCGCTCTCAAAATGCTGTGGCGCTCTTCTGAAAAAGGTCGGGTGACGGGTCGTGTGTAGCGCCTGTGGGGCACAGGTGGGAGGCAAGCCGAATGGCTGTTATCTTTGATACCACGTTCGATGACGATCTTAATGCCTGGACGTGGCATAGCCAAGTCAACCTGAAGTATGGACATGGCTGTAGTGCCGACCCGATGTTGTGGACAGGTAGCGACCATGGGAACGTCCTCCAACAGTTGATCTACGACTCGGCCATTCCCCTATTTTCTATTCGATTTCAGGTTGCCATCACAGATGATGTCGTTACACCAGAGACATGGCCTTGGTGGATAGGAGGAAGGCACGAACTCTACATCATCAATGGTAGAGACCCGGACGTGCATCCAAGTAATATCGGAGTGCCATGGAGCGTCGTCCCTGAGTTTAATCCGGCCCTCCAAGAAGGGATCGATGCCTTCTGGATGGCCGGAGCATTGTATGTCTATCGAGATGGCAGTCTGGGTCACAGCGGGCTTGACGTCCTCTACCAGAGTGCTGCTGGCGCGTTACCACTAGATGGCACATTCCATGGTATTCAGGTCACGTACTCGTCCCTGGATACGACGTACTCGTTTTCGGTTTATGTAGATAACGTGTCGGTGCTATCTGGTACGTATTCATATGCGTCGGCTCTTCCCCAAGGGTATGGAGATGGGAGCGGAACGTCAGATAACGGGTCCGATCTGTCGTATTGCCTGACGTCGTGGGGATACACCACAGACTTATGGGCGGGAGGACTTGGCCAGCGCGATCACTGCACGATGTTTGTGCCCATCATCGGTCTCTTCTCCGTGTCGTTCTGGGGGAGCTGGAATAATGCCTGTCAGGAAATCTATACCGGCATCGGGTATGGACATATTCAGATCGCGAGCGACGCAGATGTCGTCAATTATCCCGCCTGCGATGGCATTGGGATCCCTATCTGGTCTCCCGCCGTGACGACAGGAATGACCCTCAATGCGCCACGGCAGTTGACGCTGACAGGGACCAACTTCGTTGAGGGCGCCACGATTAATCTCTGGGGACCAGATGGCACGTTGAATGTCTTTACCGTGGGGAGCTTCACGTCTACGCGGATCGTGCTTATCGATCTGAACCCCCCACTCGCCTTCGGCGATGAAGCCTGTGTGACGATTACGAACCCGTGTCTCTGAGACGACCATGGCTGTCCAACTAACCGGATGGGGACAGGGATTCAGTAACGAGACGGACGTTCCTCCGTTTACAGGCCAACTCACCTATTGTTTCTGGTATCGCACGGATGTCGCCGAGAACACCATGACTCGGGATATCTATACGTTATGGACGGATAACGTCGATCCCTTTAATACCGATCTCGCCTCGTGGTGGGTCTATCTCTGGCACGACGCCCTCTGGGTCTGGTTCATGCGGCATGGTGTTGCGCCCCACCTTGTCGCGACCACGCCGATGGCGGTTGGCGACTGGCACCATCTCGCTGTCGTCAGCGATGGCACAACTCACCGCGCCTATGTGGACGGGGTCCAAGAGGGCGGAGACCTCACGGCCAATATTGGGGGGATTGGGACACAAATCTATGAGGTGCTAGGCGACTGGGAAGAGATGGTGGGGCTCTATTCGGTAGCCTA